ATTACTGGTTTTGGTTCAGCACCCACAAAGACTGAAGGCCAAGGCGTTGTTTTTGACAATGCTTCTGAAAGCTATTCAGCCCGTTACACCCATGAGACGATTGCTTTGGCATTCGCGCTCACCGATGAAGCAGTAGAAGACAATTTGTATGACTCACTCGGTAAGCGATATGTGAAAGCACTTCCTCGCTCAATGTCAAATACTAAGGAAGTTAAAGGCGCTGATGTGCTGAATAACGCTTTCTCTGGTACTTACACTGGCGGTGACGGCGTTTCATTGATCAACACAGCTCATCCTCTGGCTGGTGGCGGTAACGCTGCTAACCGGGCAGTAACGATGGCTGACCTCAATGAAACTTCACTTGAAGATGCTTTGATCGACATCAGCACTTTCACCGATGATCGAGGACTGACCATTTCGGTTCAGGCGACTAAGCTAGTCGTTCCTCCACAATTGGTATTCGTTGCGGACAGAATCTTGAATTCTGACAAGCGATCTGGGACTGCTGATAATGATGTTAACGCGATCCGAAACACTGGCGTTCTGCCCGGTGGTTACACTGTTAACCACTATCTGAACGACCCAGATGCTTTCTTCCTGTTGACTTCTGTTACAGACCAAGGCGAAGGTCTCAAGATGTTCCAGCGTACTTCGATGGAAACTTCTATGGAACCAGACTTCACCACCGGAAACATCCGATACAAGGCGCGAGAGCGTTATTCATTCGGTTGGTCCGATTGGCGAGGCATTTACGGCTCACAAGGAGCCTAAAGAGAAAGGGGCCGAAAGGCCCTTTTTTTTGTCTCGATATTGCCCTAGAATGTTGGTCAACTGAGAAAAACAGCCCTAACGACCGGCTCAGCGGACGTTACGAAGACATTAGGGCGAATCCTTTCGTAAGAGGTGAATACCATGGCACAAACTACTTTTTCTGGTCCCGTTAGATCTTTAGCTGGTTTTATCACTGCAGGCGTAAACAGCACAGTCAGCCTTGCCGCAGACACTACGCTCACCGTAGCTGCTCATGCTGGCAAAATCATTTTGCTGAACGATGCAGACGGCAAGTTTACTTTGCCATCTATCAACGTGAATACCCCCACTGACCCAACGGCCCCTAGCCAAGACAACAACACTGGCGCTTCGTTTTTCTTTTATGTAGAAACCGCAGCGACTGATCTTGATATCTTGACTGACGGCACTGACAAGTTTGTTGGCGCGGCAATGGTTGCCGTAGATGATGGCGCTAAAAAAGCGTTTATTCCAGCAGCCTCTAACGATGTCATCACCTTGAATGGCTCAACTAAGGGCGGACTTGTCGGCAGTGTTGTTAAAATTACTGCTATTGACGCTGCAACGTACTTAGTTCATGACTCTTTATTGCTAGGTTCAGGAACGATTGTTACTCCTTTTGCTGATGCTTAATCAATTAATTTAGGAGAATAACAATGGCTGATGCAGTAACTTCGCAAACCATTCAGGACGGTGACCGCAAAGCCGTCCTAAAGTTTACCAATGTCAGTGATGGAACTGGTGAGTCAAACGTAGTCAAGGTTGATGTTTCTGCTTTGGGTACAAACTCATCTGGAAAAGCCTGTACTAAAGTAACTGTTACGCAAATTTGGTGGCAGTGTGTTGGGATGGGAGTAGAGTTGTTATGCGATGCAACGGCAAATACTCTAATCATCGGGCTATCTCCTGACAGCAATGGTTACCACGATTACACGCCGTTTACTGGCATACCAAACAATGCTGGCAGCGGTGTGACAGGTGACATTTTGTTTACAACAATAGGCGCAAGTGCCGGTGATACATACACTGTCATTCTTGATCTGATAAAGGAATATTAATGACAACTTCTGGGACCAGAGATTTTGAGCCAGATGTCGCGGAATACATAGAAGAAGCGTTTGAGCGTTGCGGTCTAGAGTTTCGCACAGGTTATGACGGGATTACCGCAAGGCGATCCCTGAATCTCTTGTTGGCTGACTGGGCCAACCGTGGGTTAAATCAGTGGACAATACAGAATACGTCTACAACTTTAACTCAAGGCGCAGAGTTTATTGAGCTTACAGGTTCTACAATAGACGTTTTAGATGTTGTTATTAGAAGAACCGAAGGTGGGGAAACAACCGATATACAGATGGCTCAAGTTAGTCGATCTGCCTATTGGAATATTCCCAACAAGAATACTCAGTCAAGACCAAGCCAATGGTTCCTGGACAAGCTCATAACGCCAAAGCTTTACATTTGGCCTGCTTCTGAAAACAACACGGATCAATTGATCATTAATCGATTAGTTCGAATTGAAGATGCAGGTGCAAGCGCCAACACAATGCAAATGCCGTTTAGGTTTTATCCTTGTTTGGCTGCTGGATTGTCTTACTATATTGCTTTAAAGAAAGCGCCAGATAGAGTAGAAATGCTTAAGGCTTTTTACGAAGAAGAGTTCGCAAGAGCTGCTGATCAAGATGAAAGTAGAGCTTCCTTATTTGTTGCGCCAAGTTTAAGAAGTTATAGGAGAGCGTAATGGCGTACGCTTCTGGGAAGTATGCCATTGCGATATGTGACAGATGTGGGTTTAGATATAAGAACACACAGCTTCGCAGAGAGTGGACAGGATTTAGGGTTTGCAGTGAATGCTATGAGCCTAAAGAGCCTCAGTTAGAGCCTCTTCCTCATGTGTCTGATGCTCAAGCCTTAAGGAATCCAAGACCTCAGTCTGACTTTACGTCAGGCTCTGGGGTGGTTAGGACTATAGATCCTAATCAGATGATTACAACGACAGGAGATTCTATCGGGTCAGAGTTTGATGGCTTGGCAGGAACCGGGGAAGTAGGCACTGTAACAGTGGTGACAGGATGAGCTTTACATACGCAAGTTTAAAAACAGCAGTAGAAAACTATTGCGAAACGGCAGAAACTACGTTTATTGATAATCTTCCTGTCTTCATTCAAGAAGCTGAAGAAAGAATATTAAAGAACGTAGAGCTTCCTGTTTTTAGAAAAAACGTTGACGGAACATCTTCTGCTAACAACACTTATCTTTCAGCGCCAACAGACTTTTTAGCGCCGTACAGCCTTGCAGTTGTTTCAGGTAACGTTTACACATACCTTCTCTTTAAGCATGTATCATTTATAAGAGACTATACGCCCAATCCAACGACGACTGGGCTCCCTAAATATTACGCATTGTTTGATGACACAAGCTTTATCTTGGCACCTACGCCAGATGCAAATTATGAGTTTGAATTGCATTACAAGTATCGGCCTGTTTCATTAACGGCTGGTGCAGATTCTGGAACAACATGGCTTTCCACAAACGCTCCAGACGCTCTTTTTTATGGAACGCTTGTTGAAGCTGCAACTTTCTTAAAAGTTCCGGAAGAAGTTGGTGGCTATGAGCAAAGATTCCAAATGGGTCTTGACGGACTAAGAAGGCTTGGTGCTGGATATGGTTCAAGGGATGAATATAGGTATGATATTTCGAGGGGTTAATCTTGTTTAGTGTAGAAGTCTCAGCAACACCAGGTTCGGTAAACGTTCAAACCACAAGTAATCGTGGCATGAATTCAGAAGAGATTGCTTTAAACGCTGTAGAGAAGATAATTAGCATTAGCGATACAGCAGACCCTGTGATTAAAGCTCAGGCTGAAGCGTTTAAAGAGCGTATGTACTGGGTTATTGTCGCCGCTTGCGATCAATCAATAAAGAGCGACAGAACAACTTTGTATAATATTTTTAAATCAAACGGCCATGATAATGTGGCTGAAATTTTGAGGACTTTATAATGGCAATTACTCAAGCAATGACTACTTCGTTTAAGCAAGAGATTCTTCAGGGAATTCATAATTTTACAAGCGGATCTGGCGGCGGAACAACAACCACAACTGGCAGCGGAAACGTTTTCAAGATTGCTTTGTATACATCTAGTGCAAGTTTAAGCGCAACAACTACAGCGTACTCTACGAGTAATGAAGTATCAGGGACTAATTACACCGCAGGTGGAAACACCTTGACTAATGTTACCCCTACTACATCTTCGACTACGGCGCTTACAGACTTTGCAGATACAACGTGGTCAAGTAGCACCATTACAGCGAGGGGCGCACTAATTTATAACTCCTCTACAACCGCAGGCACGGCAGATAGAGCTATAGTTGTTCTTGATTTTGGTGCAGACAAGACATCAACGTCAGGAGATTTTACAATTCAATTTCCTGCGGCTGGAGCAAGTACTGCAATAATTAGGATTGCATAGGACTAACATGTGGCAGATGTCATTGTTGCGTTTCAAGGCTGGAATAGCTCAACACAGGGTTGGGGCGAAGGCGCTTGGGGCGAAAATATTGCAGTTCCAGGAGCCGTTACAGCAGTTGGCTCGGTTACGGTTACAGCCGATGCAAACGTATCGGTTACTGGACTTTCAGCAACTGCCTCGACTAATGACGTATCAGTTACCGCTGATGCAAACGTATCGGTTACTGGGCTTTCGGCTACGGGATCTGTTGGATCCGTTACGGTTACGGCTGATGCGAATATCTCGGTCACAGGCGTTTCCGGGACAGGAGCTGTTGGATCCGTTACGGTTACGGCTGACGCTATTGTTTCAGTTGACGGAGTCTCCGCTACAAGCGCAGTTAGTTCGGTTACGGTTACAGCTTCAGCGGTTACAATTCCGACAGGATTATCGGCAACTGGATCGGTCGGAACTGTTACAACTCGAACAAGCAACGTCTTCCCTGTCACGGGTGTTTCTGCAACGGGTGCAGTCGGGGATATTAGCTTTGTTGGTAATGTCGTTATTGAACCTTTTGGACTTAGTGCTCAAGGTCAAGTTGGCCAAGCCTTGGTCTGGGGCAACATCATTCCTGGACAAGATGCAAATTGGCAGAACGTTGATGAATCTCAAACACCTGGCTGGTCAAGTATTGATGACAGTCAAACACCAAATTGGCAAGAGGTAGCTTAAATGGCAACTTACATAAATGACCTTCG